GGCGGCAGTGAGAGCAATCCTACCAAGCGGGCTGGCTGCAATCTTTTTTACGACGTTGCCAACGCTTTTAACTGCACTTTTAACTGCTTTTGCAGCAGATTTAATAGGTTTAGTTACTGTTTCAGCAACTTTTTTGTACCATTTTTTATATTCAGGTAAACCCGTGGCCGGGTTAATGGTTCCAGATCCACCACGGCGGCGCAACATACGGGCCTCTGCCGGGGTGACGTGAGCAATCATCCGATCGCCACCACGACCCATCTTGGCAAGTTCGGTGGCTACCGGATTTAACGTCATGATTCCGCCACTAGCCATGCCTACAGGACCTTGCTGCGCACTTAGTTGGTCAAGGGCAATATTTAGAGCGGCAAAATATGCCGCATCAAATGTTGGCGGAAGAATTTCTTCTGGGATTCCTTCCGAAACAAAATCTGTTCTTATTTGGTCGTAGTTTTCCGGGTCATTTAAAATGGCGTCAACCATGTCCCCCAAAGCATCAATAATTTCTGGGGGCAACCGCATTCCAGCAAGGGCTTGTTTAAATTCAGCCACCATGGCAGGATCAGCAGCTTCCATGCCGCCCATGATGTCCTGACCAAATTTCTCAGGTTGCATCCGCGCATAGTCAAAGACTTGCGGGCTAAAGTTCTTGGGGTCGATTGCGGCTTGAGGCTGTGCCGTCGGTGCCTGCATACCCGCCTGAGGCAGGGCCATGATTCCTTGGTTTTCCATGTTTATCCTTTCCAGTTTGTGCCAATAGCCGCATAGGGCTGCGCGTCGGGAAAGGACGCGAATATGGCAGGTATTATCACGTATTTCATTAGTTTCTGTCTACTTCCAAATAGCTTAAATAAAAGGTTACAGAAACCACCGAAGAGATGATCTTTAGCAGGTTTCCAGCCTCCAGGACGCATGGGACCCCGCAAAAAACGTCAATCGTCGTATTGACCGGGACGGACTTCCCACGCAATAAATAGTGGGTAGTGCCGCCGCTGGTGTTGTATTGGGTCACGGTCACGGTAGCCCCGGCTGACCCGGCATTTGTGACACGCAAGGACCTAATAATTCCGGTATTAGCCGCTGGGACGGTATAAATAGTCGTCTCGGTAGCTGCCGCCGGGATTAGAACCTGGTGAAAATATTTATTTGCCATGTCAAGCCTTACTGAGTCAAGTCAAAGAATGATATAGACCCAACCCCGCTTCCTTTGGTGGCTCCGTCCACGGTCCGAACCCCAAGGGTATAAATATCACTTACCCCGGCAAGGCTTGCCCCCAACTGTAAATCAAAGTTGTAGTCGTTTGGGAGGCTTGTTTGGGAGACCCCACCACTGCCAGAGGATGTAATGTAATCCGTCTGGACGATTGTTCCTATGGCTGAAATGGCGGTAGCCGCTACGTCATACTGCACGTTTGTGTCTGAATCCACGGTAGCCGCCCAAGTTGCTCCGGTAAGTGTTGGATTCTTAAGTAGAACAACTTCGTAGTTTTGGTTAGTAATAGGTAAAAACTGTGCCCGGTTAGGCAAAACAACCGCCCCTGTGCGCCCAGATGCTAAACGAATAGACACGATTGGGTAAAAAGTAGAGGCAGTATCTATGTTAGTAAAGACTGTGGTTCGCCTTGCTACATGGTCAATCGAAGTCTGCTCGAAACCACCTTCAGATATAACCGTGCAACAAATAGCCTTCATTGAAGCGGCAACGGCAGAGGTTGTTGTAGTAATTGAATACCTTACTGGTAAAATAGCCGTAGTCATGTAGACGCTGGTAATGTCATTGGCATTTTCAAAGGTATGGCAGACGATGTACTGTCCATCAATAATGAATCCACAGCGCACCGAACCGACACCCAGCCACTCAAAGTCCATCCATAGAATCTGAGCCTTGGTAGGGTCTAGCGTTAACCCAGAAGCCCCGGTGCCATCTAATTTGTCGCCATTCCAACTTGACTGATTAACAGTACGAACATCGCTAGGCGTTCCCGGAGTGGGGGTAGAACTTGATCGCAGCACAAACGAGTTGGTTGATCCAGTGCGCGTAAAGAACACACCGTCACTGGCGTTAAAATAACCAACGCTCTGGGTCAGGTTAGCGCTAGTGCTGCTGTCCATCACAAAGGTAGCAAGCACTAACAGGCCTTTACCGGGTTGATACGGGAAAGAACGGAACGACTGCCGTGTAACAGAACCTACGCCACCACTGGTGACTTCCATTTTGACAGCGGCTTCGTTGGATAGGAATGTTGTAGTCCCAGTGCCGGTTGTTGCAACGTCAAATTGATTGTCAGCAGCGTAACGGTTTTGGCTATCAAAGAGGGTGTAAGGCTGGGATACCCGCAACCGACCAAACGCATCAGTGTTGGTACCGCCTATCGATATCGGAACTGTTGAGCCTGAATTCATTTCACACTGTCCTCCACCAGCTTCAAACCATGACAAGGCTGCTTGCGTGTTTTCGCTTGTAACTGGCGTGTAAGTACTGTTAAGTTGCAGAATAACTTGTTCCAACGACCTAACCAATTGGTTAAACTTTTGCGGGTCATAGTTTCCACCAGAGGCGTCGGGTAAGCGGACATTTAATATTTTGCTCATCGTAATCCATCAGGCTGGATGTCCACTCGTAATGTTCCAAAGCGCCAGTTGCTACCTAAGTCAGCACTCTCTATGCCAAGGCTGATTTGTCGTCCTCTTGCCCTCGTATCAACCTTTTGCGTAGTCGGCGTAATGACATACGGGTCGAGCGAGGAAGGCTGGGCCGAGGACTGGGGATAGGGTCTGAGCAAGAGGCGTACAGTGAGATTTTGTATCTGATTTTTGAAATCAGGGATAAAGCGGCGCATATAGAGCATATTGTCACCGTCACCAATATCAAAGTACCCAGACTTAATATATGCAAAAATAGGAGCGCCATCCGCGTCATATCCATCCTCGTGATTAAATAGTCTTGAACGACCGGCAGTCAGACCATAAATAGTGCTTATGGTCGCATCTGTAGACAACGGCTCGTAATTAGACGCTATTGGCTTGGCATAAGTGCCAATATCTGACCATGCCGTTCTGGACAACGTTCCTACGGACCAAACGTTTTCTAAGTAGTTATAGCTAACCGAGCGGTCAATCACATCCGAGTTGGCCGAGCAGTAGTACCAGGTAACCTCGTTAAACTGCGAGTTTGTCCCGGCTGCAGTCTTGTAGCCCTGAACAAGATTGATATCCTTGAACACATAGTCTTGGACCGTGCAAGGCATTTTTTTGACCGTACCGTCAAATAAATAGAAGGCCTCTGTACCCATCCAGAAGGCTAGACCATTGATGTCTACAGCAGCGTGGGCACCAATACATCCGCAGTTTGCACCAAGCTGTTGGAATCCAAAGGTATAAGGAGGGCCAATGTACTGCATGGCGTGCAAGGATGTGTCTGTAAAGATCAAGATCTGACCGCGTGATCGTATTGCGGACAGGATAATGCTTCCGTCAGTTAGACGCTGGCCACCAGCGGTATTTGTTGCCGACTCAGCAAAGGTGCTGATGTCCTCCTGGTTGGAGAACCGCACAAACATTGGGTCTTGGCTTGATGGAGTGCCAATGGTGCTTTCCGTACCAAAACAAATAAGGTGCCGATCTGGAGTAGAAATAAGCGCATAAGAACTCTTGGTGGGAGCCCCAGCAATTGCAGTAGCACGGTTATTAACTAAACCGGCGCTTGTATCCCAGATATAAACCGGGCCGTTAGTAATTTGGCAAATAACGTCTTCACCATAATTATCCAGTTGCCATGTGCCAGGAATGAGCTTGAAGTTTTGTACACCAGTACGTGGCGTACCCCAAGTGGAATATCCCCACGTGCCAATGCCCCAACCAAAGTCAAAGTACCCAGCGATGTTACCGGCGTTAACTTGATAGGCGCCGACAACCGCTGCTCCGCCGTTTCCGCTGTCTCCAGAGGTTGCGTTGACACCAACTTTAATTCTATAAGTGCTGGTTGTTAGAACCTGTTGGATCTCAAACTCGGCATTCAAATATGCCGCTGTTATTGCGCCACCCAAACTCACCGCACCGCTAAAAGTGACAAAGTCTCCAGCAGTTGCGCCATGGTTAGCATCGGTAACCGTAACGATATCGCTGCCAGTAGATGCGGCAAAAGTTACCGCTCCTGCCGGAGTAGTCTCACGAATCGGAGTAATGTCTGCCCAAAGGCCACCCTGGTATACATAAAGCTTGCGGTTTGTTGCCGCTATTAAATATGGCGCACCTTCCAAATCGTTCCAAGTAATGATGTCGGTTATGTTGCCAACAAGATATGCCGGAGTTTGACCGAACGTGGTCCAGCCGCCAAGCTTCTCAGGCAGCCCATAACGGAAACGAATATAGTCGCCGTCGATCCAACCACCCTCGGCGCCATACTCCGTATTCTGTTTGTCAATGCCCGGTTTGAGGGCTAACCTAAAGTACGCCATTTACGCAACAATCCCCGGTAGATATACCGTTTTACCATCTTTTTTGACGGCTGTTAAGCTCTGTTTCTTGAGGTTTTGCGGGTCGTAGCTGACGTGGACCCAGCCGCTGTCCGGGACACCTTGCGTGTAGAACTCGAGGATGACTTGCGTGAAGTCGAGGTTTTCCGTGATCCATTGGGCGAGGTCCGCGTTTGGGACGCCTGGGATTTCAATGTCCGCTGCTTGGCCTTTGCAATGATCGCTCGTTTTCGAGCCTCCGACCTTGGCATTGACTTCCGGGTGGCGGTAGCCCGAGTTGACTTTGACGCCTCTTTGGTAATGTTCTCTAACAGGCTGAAGAACCTTCTCAGCCAATCTTTTAAGGTTTTCAATCTCAATCTCCCCAGGGGTGTTATCCATGTCATGACGCAGTGCAGTATCAGACTTCACCATTTCAGACAGGGTGAAGTTAGCGGTCAGGTTCATTTCTGCTTGGCCTTCATGTCCATGACCTTCTCAAGGGTGCGTCCGCCAAAATAAAATGACATCACCAGCATGCCCCACTGGCCCAGCAAAGATACGAAAGTATCGGATATGTCTAATCCCAAAGCATCCATCACGGCTAGAGCCAGGTAGGCAGTCAGGATGTAGATAAGCGTCATGGGGCGAATATTCTTGGATAGCCAAGAATCCGACTTCATATCAGCCTCAGCCCGCTTGGTCAGGTTGTCTTGCTCATTCATGTCCGCTTGTAATTGGGCA